ATACAATCCACATTCAGATTTTCACAATTACAATTTATATAGTTCATTAAAACTTACATCAATAGTTTTTCTAAATGACCACACAGAATATGAGGGTGGAGAATTTATGTTGTTTGACGGAACAATCATAGAGCCAGAAGTCGGTAAATTAGTTATTCACCCATCATTTGCAGGACACGGAGTTGCACCAATAACCAAAGGACACAGATACTCTTGTGTTTGTTGGGCAGTAGGAGATACTTTCGTATGAGACAAAACGATAATTTTAAATTTGTAGTTCACAGGGAAAATTTCTTATCAATTAATCAATGTCAAAAACTGATGAGATATTTAGAAACAGGAGAACCAACTGAATCAGAACTCGCTGGTAATTACGATGAGAATATTCTGAACAAAGAAGTTCGTGATAATAAAGAAGTCAGTATTGATAACGAACAACTAAACAACAAATTAAAAATGGTATTTGAATTATCTAACCAATCTATTTGGAAATTCAATACACAAGAATTAGAAAAAGTAAAAATACTCAGATATGAAAATGGTGGTAAATATAAATGGCACACAGATTGTGGGTCAAGAGAAACATCATTAAGAAAACTAACTGCCATTGTTCAATTGTCAGATGAAACAAAATATGAGGGTGGTAATTTAGAATTTGGAATCACGGATAAATCGGGTAAAAATAATTACACCGCACCAAGAACACGAGGTAGTATCATTGTATTTCCATCTTTTTTATCACATAGAGTTACACCAGTAACAAAGGGTAGACGATACTCATTGATTACTTGGATGCTTGGAGATTGTTTTGTATGAAGACAAAAATAGCACTCGTAATTTGTCCACAATGGTCAATTGAAACACCTTCGTTTGCCATAGGTAGTTTAAAATCTCATATCAACAAATCAAACATTGAGATAAAACAATTTGATTTGAATGTTAGTAGTTATGACTACATTAGTTCAACTGAACATCATTATAAGTTTGTAGATTGGGGAAATGATTATCCTTGGAACGAAGAATATAATGTTAAAAAAAATGTAATACCTTATTTTGAAGAATATTGGAATCCAATCATAGACGAACTCTCAACATTTGATATAGTAACATTCACAACATATACATCTAATATCACGATTACAGATTATTTTGCAAGATACATCAAACAAAAAAATCCAAAGATACAAATTTGGTATGGTGGCCCTTATTCTTGGTATGCAGAATGTGCTGGACTCGTATCAAAGGGATATAATAAAGAGTTTGTAGATGTAGCTACGGATAGTAATGAGGGTGAAGTCGTTATTGCAGACTTAGTAAACAACTGGTTAGAAAATGGGAATTATGAAAATGTAAAAGGAATTTGGAGATGGGATAAACAATCACCGAGTTTTCCTACCGTATTACCAAAAGGTCGTAGTGGTAGAGAACCAATATTTAATGGTAACATTCCACCACTAAATCTTAACAAAGTAAAAAGTCCGAGTTGGGATAAAGAAGTTTTGGATATGTATAAAAGTGTTGCAAAAAAAGAAAATGTTTATCCAAAACTCCCAGTTCAGGGTTCAAGAGGTTGTACTTTCAAATGCACTTTTTGTCAAGAAACACGAAGATATAGATTTAAAGACTTCGATAATGTTGTAGATGATATGAAACAAGTTGTAAAAGAAACTGGCATAACTGGATTTTGGTTCACAGATTCTTTAATCAATGGTTCAATGTCAAAATTTTCAAAGTTTATTGAAAGACTTGAATATGAAAAAAATCAAAATGACTTCAATGTTACTTGGGGAGGTTATTTCAGAACACACAAAAAAATGGATTCTAATTTATTGAAAAAGGCGGTATCAGTTGGTTTAGATTATATGAATGTTGGAACTGAAAACGGGACAAATAAGATTCTGGCATTGATGGAGAAAGGACAGACCGCAGAAGATGTTAGTTTCTTTTTAAAATCCGCGTATGAAGCAAAAGCTTTTTTTAATGCTAATTGGATACCAGGATTTCCAAAAGAAAACTATATGGACTTTATGCAACAACTAAAATTTTTGTATGACAATAGAAAGTATTTTGAAAATAACGGATTGGTAAACCTTATGAGGTCTACTGACTTGTTAAACAATACACCAATTGAAGAGTATCGTGATAAATTTGATGTTTCTACTGACAATAAGTTAATCAACTGTTGGATAAGTAATGATAAAAGAAACTTTTTAGCAGTAAGATATCTGAGGTCTAATTGTACGGAAATGTTATTAAGAACTATGGGATTTACAAAAGACATTGATGATACAGATGAATCTACTTATAGTGTAGTTAAAGATAAAAAATTTGGTGGAACTCCACCTTATTATAGAGCTAGAGTATTTGCTGACAAATTAAATATAAAAAAAGAGGTATCAAAGGTAAGAAATAGAGTTAGTGATGAATACTTAAGTTCAAGATTTTTAGATTATAAAAAGAGTAAAAACCTAAATGATATACTAAAAGAAGAATTAAGTCAAACTTATAAAGCATTTATTTGGACTATTTTTAATTTGTACAAAAGTTCAGATATAGAATTTAGTTCCAGAGATAAGTTTGGTGGATACAATTTGAAAAATTCTTACTTTAATTATGATATTAAAGTGAAAACAGATGAGAATAATATCCTATCAACTTTTAAATATGAATTGTTTATTGATAAACAAGATAAAAAACTAAATGATAAAACCGATAAATTCGATATACACATTAAAGATGAAGTCGTGATAGACTTAATTGGTAAAAAGATTGTTAAAGAAAAAAGTGATGTTGTAGAAGGCGATTATTTAGATAGTAAAAATTTTTACAAACATAAACTCAACTTACCAAGAACTCAATTGACAAATCAATATTAAAAAAATTACATTTTGAGATTTAAGTAAGATACTTATTTATATCTAAGGTTATTCACAATGAAAACAAAAACACTATTTGACCACATAAAAGAAATTACAAATTCACAGAACCCAAATTATTGGGACGATATTTCTGATGCCGATAAAAAGACTTGGTCAAATTATATGGTGCATAGATTTCTATCAATGAAGCCAGAGTGGATTGAAGTTGTAAATGAAATCCAAAGATATTGGGAGTTAGAACCTAAATCAGTTTATCAATTCTACACCAATGTAATTCCCAAAGGTAGAACATTTCTAAGATACACAAAATCTAAGAAGAAATCCAAGATAGAAAGTTGGGCTATGGACATATTATGTGAATACTTTGAAGATAGTTCAGAAAATGTCGAAAAAACACTTGACATTATGGGTAAAGATGTTGTATATTCTATTGTATCCAAATATGGTGTAGATGAAAAGCAACTAAAAAAAATATGGAGTAAATAATGATTAAAGACACGCCAAAGGGATTGCCAGATTCAGCTCTTGATTTTGAAAGAGAACCGACAGAAGCACAAAAAGAAATGGTGGACACACAAGATGTCGTAAGATATATGGAAAGAACTTATCCTGAGATGACAGGTGAGTTTCTAAAAATACAATCAGAACAATATGAATTGTTTTGTAGAAAACAATATGATTATGGTCCACAGAATATCGCAGTAGGAACAATTCTAAAAACACCAGAGGATATTAAGTTATCATTGTTGGGTTTATGGTTTAGAATGAACGACAAGATTGAAAGAATGAAAACATTATTATTGAGAAACGGAGTAAACTCAGTTGAGGGTGAACCCGTAACTGATAGTTTTTCAGATGTATCAAATTACGGAGTTATGGCACAAGTCGTGGCAAGAGGTAAATGGGCAAAATAAGTTATAGTCAATTTTCACAATGGGATAAGTGTCCACAGATGTGGAAACTTAATTATGTAGATAAAGTCGGAACATTTACGGGTAATATCTATACGATATTCGGTAGTGCTCTACACGAAACTATTCAAGCATATTTAGTATGTTATTACGAACGAACAATCAAAGAGGCAGATAAATTACCATTAGATGATATTTTGTTGTATCGTATGAAGGAAAACTATAAAGAGTCAGAAAAAAGATATGGAGACAACTTCGAAGTAACCAAAGAAGAAATGCAAGAATTCTTTAAAGATGGATTAGATATCATAGAGGAATTCAAAAAAAGAAAAGGTAGTCATTTTAAAAAGAAAGATACTGAGTTAGTTGGTATTGAGATGAATCTAAACTATGAACTACCAAAAGATATGAAGTTTGTAGGTTTTATGGATGTTGTTCTACACGACAAGAAAACTGGTCGTATGAAAATCATTGACATCAAAACTTCCACAATGGGTTGGAATAAGTATATGAAAGCTGATAAGAATAAAACCAATCAGTTATTATTATACAAACACTTTATGTCAAAACAATTAGAAATATCAGAAGATAAAATAGATGTTGAATATTTAATATTAAAGAGAAGATTATATGAGAATATGATTTATCCACAGAAAAGAATTCAGGCGTTCTCGCCGGCGAGTGGAAGACCAAGTATCAATAAAGTTATGACAAGACTACAAGAATTTATAGATGAGTGTTATGATGATAAAGGTAAAGTTATCAATAAAGAATATGTAAAAATGGCATCAACAAATAATTGTAAGTATTGTGAGTTCAAAGATAAACCAGATTTATGTGATAGGAATAAAAAATGACAGAACCAAGTTTGAGAATTAAAGTAACGGATTTTTTAGCAACAGATTTTGAACAAGAAGTATTCCAAGAGTTAATGAAACTCAAACAATTAGATTATTTAAGTGGTGTTTCGTTTCCATTGTATTTTTGGTATGATAGAGAAACAGAAATGGTTGATTTAAAAACACTTGAACCATTTATCAAATATTGGAAATCATCAGGAGAGTTCAACACAAAGATTATTCTGATTCCAGAATTAACTGATGACCAAAATCATTTTATCGCTTATGATATTAGACCAAGAGATTCTAAACAATTACAATATTATAGATTTGCATACGAATATGATAATCCAAAAGATATTTTAAAAGGGTTGGAACATTTCAAAAAAACATATGAGTTCGTTAATAAAGACGAAATCAATCCAGAACCAATCAGAAAACAAAAACGAAACGACTAATGAAGATAGCGATTATCGGAAGTCGAACCTACACCAATAAAACAAAAATGAAAAGTTTTATGTTCCGATTAAAAATGGAATATCCAGAAGTAGAAATAGTTTCTGGTGGGGCCAAAGACGGAGCGGATAAATATGCAAAAAAGTTCGCATTAGAATTTAAAATACCTTATAGTGAGTTTCCACCACAACACCAACCACATAATATGTATTGTGTAATGGAGGCGTATAACTACGGAAAACCATATGGGGTGGGTTATTATCACAAACGAAATAAAGATATGGTAAAATATTCAGACAAAGTGGTGGCATTTTGTAAAGACGGAGAGATTACCAATGGAACAAAATCCGCCTTAGAATATTGTGAAAAAATAAATAAAAAATATGTTATTTTAGATTAACAAACTATTTATATATATACATATATACAGAATTATGAAAGAAGACAAATTAACATCAGTAAAAGTAATTGACGAACTTTATCGTAAATTTAGGGAAAAATCTATTCGTGATGACTTCTCACTACAAAAACTCGTCAATCGTAGTTTAGACTTATTTGTATATGATGAAGAATTCCAAAAGAAAATTTTAGATTATGATAATTTAGAGGAAAGTGGTTCAAAATATTAAAGAGGTTTTATGAAATTACCAAAATTAACAAAGGTTGTAGACAGTAACAAGAAAAAAATATTATTATTATCAGATGACTTGCGTATGTCAAGTGGTGTCGGTACAATGTCAAGAGAGATTGTAATGGGTACACTTGATGAATATGATTGGGTTCAAGTTGGTGGAGCCATTCAACACCCTGACGCAGGTAAAATAGTTGATATGAATAGTTCTATTAGAGAAGAAACTGGCATAGAAGACGCGAGTTTGAAAATATATCCCGTTAATGGCTATGGAGATGAAAGGTTATTGAGAGAACTAATTAAGACAGAAAAACCAGACGCTATTATGATTTACACGGACCCAAGATTTTGGGGTTGGTTGTATAATATGGAACACGAAATTAGACAAAATATTCCAATCTTTTACTATAACATTTGGGACGACTTACCTTATCCAAGGTGGAACGAACCTTATTATGAAAGTTGTGATTTAATGTTAAACATTTCAAAGCAAACACACAACATAGTTCAAAATGTATGTCAGAATAAACCAAGAACAGATTGGGATTCAACATATATACCACACGGTATTAATGAAAAATATTTTTATCCGGTAAAAAATGAAAAAGAACAATTAGAAATGAACAAAATGAAATCAGAATTGTTCCAAGGAAAAGATATAGAATTTTGTTTGTTCTACAATAATAGAAATATCAGAAGAAAGATGACATCAGATACTATTCTGGCATTTAAAACTTTCGCAGATAGACTACCAAAAGAAAAAAGAGATAAAACTGCATTTGTTTTACATACACAACCAGTTGACCAGAACGGAACAGACTTACCGGCGGTTGTTGAGGAGTTATGTCCTGATTTAAATGTCATATTCTCTACTAACAAATTAGAAAATAAACACTTAAATTACTTATACAACATAGCAGATGTAACGATTAATTTAGCATCCAACGAGGGTTTTGGATTAGGAACTTGTGAAAGTCTAATGTGTGGAACACCAATTATTGTTAATGTTACGGGTGGACTACAAGACCAATGTGGATTTAAATTAAGGGGAGAGTATATAAATTATAGAGATTATGGTGCAATTGAATCATTACACGATTGGAGAAAGTGGGAAAACAATGAAGAATTAACTCACGGCGAGTGGGTTAAACCAGTATGGCCTAAGAGTCGTTCCTTACAAGGTTCACCACCAACACCATACATTTTTGATGATAGAGCGGATTGGTATGAGGTAGCGGACAGAATAAATGAGTGGTATGAAATGTCAAAAGAAGAAAGAGATGAGTGTGGATTTAAAGGACACGAGTTCGTTTGTAGTGATGACGCTATGATGAGTGCCAGACATATGTGTCAATTATTTAAAGACCATATGAATACCGCATTTGATAAATGGACACCAAGAGAAAAATATGAGGTACACAAGATATGAAACCAATGATATTAGTAACAGCTCCGGTACAAACTCGTAGTGGATACGGAAATCACGCGAGAGATATTTGTAGAGCATTAATCGAGTCAGATAAATACGATGTAAAAATTCAATCAGTTCCTTGGGGTTCAACACCAATGACAGCTTTGGATAGTAATGACCCGAGTCATAATGAAATACAGAAAAGGATTTTAAGACAACCAAATCTTCCGAAACAACCTGAATTACATTTGCATATCGTGATACCAAATGAATTTAGACAATTTGGTAAAAAGAATGTAGGTATGACAGCTGGTATTGAGGCGTCTATTCCACCAGCGGAGTGGATACAAGGTTGTAATCGTATGGATATGACAATATTCACATCTGAATTTTCTAAATTTGTATTTGAAAATGTTGGTTTTGACAAGTTAGACAACAATACAAAACAAGTCGTTGGCCAATTAAAATTAGAAAAACCAAGTGATGTGTTGTTTGAAGGTGCAGACGCAAACTTATATAAAGAGGTAAAAAAAATCTCTAAAAAATTAGATGATAAGTTTTCTATAATTGAAGAAGACTTTTGTTTCTTATTCGTAGGACATTGGTTACAAGGTAATCTCGGTGAGGACAGAAAAGATATCGGTATGATGTTAAAAACATTTTTCACTACATTTAGAAATATGAATAATCCACCAGCTCTTGTTTTAAAAACAAGTGGCGCAAACTTTTCAATCATTGACAGAAACTCATTGAAGAAAAAGATAGATGATATAAAACGAACTTTTGGTAATTCAAAACTACCAAATGTTTACATTGTCCACGGAGACTTGACAGACGAAGAAATGAACGAAATGTACAATCATCCGAAAGTAAAAGCACATTTAACATTTACTCACGGAGAGGGATTCGGTAGACCATTATTAGAAGCTTCATTTAGTGGTAAACCAATCATCGCACCAATCTCAACAGGTCAAGCGGACTTTTTGGACAAAGAGTACACAATAGAGATACCACACACTATGACAAAAGTTCCAACAAATGCATTTCCGAAAGGATATATAAATCCTGAATCACAATGGAGTACGGTAAATTACGGAATTGCCAGTAGGTTAATGTTAGATGTATTTAAAAATTATGATAAATACAAAGTTCGTGGTAAAAAACAAATGTTAGTTAATCGTGAGAACTTTTCATTTGAAGCTATGAAAGATAAATTAATCGGTATGGTTGATAATATTTTAAGTGATGTTCCAAAACAAGTTGAATTAAAACTACCAACACTTAAAAAAGAACCAAAAAAACTTAAACTACCAAAATTAAAAAAGGGATAGTATGGCAGAAATAAAAATGACTTGTCCACATTGTTTAGACAACAATAATTGTTTTGAAGAAAAGATAGATATGGAAAACTTCAGTTCATATATTTGTTTTAATTGTGGATTTATGAGCAATTCAACATATAAAAGAGGTTCTGAGGCAGTTCAAAAAATGGAAGATTCATCAACAGAACTTATGAGAGAAATAAAATTCTTTGATTATGAGAGAGAAATATTTTGGTTTCCAACAATCTTAAATATGGGTAAGTTCGGAATGATA